TTCTGTGGCGCATCTTCCCGATATTCATACTTTACGCTCCGGTTTTCTTCGTGCGCCTGACAGTCCTTCTCGTTGTCTTCGGTTTTTCCTTTGGGGTTTCCTCCGGCTCTTCATCTTCCTGATCTACTTCCTGATCTACTTCTTCATTCTGATTGTCCGCCGGATCGTCTTCCATGTCTTCATCCTGTTCAAGTACTTCTACATATCCACCGGAAATGTATGCAGTTAATTCTTCCGCTGTTCCGTCGTACGTCTCGCCGACATCGACGATTGTTCCGTTTATGATAATTTTCTCCAGTGCTTTTATCAGCATGTCATTCACCTCTCGTTTCTAATTGCAGCAGCTGGGCGGTAATTGTAAACGGTAATTCTGCCCCCTGTCCTACTGCGTTTCTGTTTTCATACCAGTACCCTACGATCATATGCATACAAAGGATAGACTGGGCGTCAGTCTCTTTGACTTCAACGCCCGTCCCTTGCAAAATAAACGTTTTTGCCGTATCGATGAGTGTCCGGATGACCTCGTCTTCTTGGTTCCCGTCAACTCGGAGATACGCTTTAACGCCATCCAGAATGCTCATAATACCTCCTTATGCAAGCGTCAGCTCGCCGTATACTGCTGCGGCACTGTCGAACGCTTTAACGTCAAGCCTTGTAATTGCCTTGATATCGTAAGAATCACGAATAAATGAATTCCCGCCGATGCCAGTACCTTCAAGAGTAATAAGCTGCCGGTCAAAGAGCACAATAGCATCCGCCAAAGACCCGACAATAATCGGCGCCGCTTTTTTCGGGGATGTCGCGCTCGGCAGGTACTTGTTGCTGACAACTGTAACCGGATGAGCAAACAGCAATTTCTGCGTAGGATTGAGCGGATTCGGCTGAAGCATGTAGCGCCCTTCTGAGTCTTTCAATTTATCTAAGAGATTGAAACCGTCCTGATTTGTGACAATGCTGGCTGTCAGAGAAATCGCCGGGTCAAGATCCACGTTCAGAATGTCTTTCAAGCTGTCTACATTAGCAACAGGTTTTTTTGCCAGTGTCTTCATAATTGCGATGATCAGGCTGTTTCTTGTGACTACATCTTTTTTTGCAAACCATGCGCTCACGTAAGAGATGAGATTCTGGTCTGTATCGGACAGCATTTCTTTTGAAATCGGAAGAATGCCTGCATATTTTTTGATCGCATATGCGATTTTTTCGAATTTCGGACCGTCGATTTCTTTGATGGTTGCCATTTCGTCAACGCTTTCAAGCGGCGTCATTTCTGCCCATTTTTCCATAACACGGGATCCAGTCATGGTAGTCGTAGGTGTAATCGTAACAAGCTGGTCCAGCGGATTCAGCGCTCTTTTGAGTTCATTAATTTTAGTTGAGATGTCCTGTGGAACGATAAGCCCGCCGTCGGCATCAACACCTGCTTTCATGCCTGCTCTGGCTTCTTTCAGTACTTCCGCTTCCGCATCTGTCGGCATCTGGCGCTTAATCTCTTTCACAAGTCCGCTGAACATAAGATCTCTTTTTTCTTCGTCAGTGATTTCTGCCGCACGTGCCGCAGGTGGAACTGCCGCCGGAACATCTGCCAGCGTCTGTTCAATCTCCAGCTGCCGCTTAAGTTCTCTCAATTCATTTGTTTTACTTTCCGCTTCGTCAAGTTTTTTATCTGCCATTAACGTACGGATTTCTTCGGTTACTTTTGCCATTTTCTGGCGCAATTCTCTTTCTTTTTCTGTCATTTCTTTTACCTCCATTTAAAAAACCGCCGTTCGGCGGCAATTATTGATTTAACAATTCCAGCTCTATATTGAGCTTCCGTTTTCGGACATTTTCCTGTTCTTCTTTTAAAGAATTAACGTATGCTTCTTTCGATTCTTGCATTGATCGCTGTACGGCTTGCGCCTCCGTATCTGGGTATGCCGGAGTCGTGACAATTGACACATCCCACAATCGCTCGATATGCTTAACCGCCCGGTGGTACATTTCTTTTTCACTCTCATATGACCAGTCTGCACCGTTCTCTGCCAGCGTAAATGCAAAAGAACACTGATTGACAACGCCTGCGTACATATTAGTCATTAAGTCTTTAGCGTAAGCCGTATCGGTCGGAATCAAGCTAAACCGCAACCCCGTATCATCTACCGACAATTCCATGTGTCCCGGTCCTTCGCTGACGGTATTTCTTGCCAGCGGATAGTTCGGGTCGTGATTAATCAGCGCCACAACGTTAGACATGTCCGTTTTATCAAGACACCCGCGCTCTAAGATTTCATCAACGCCTCCAAAGTCTTCTGACCGTTTTCCGAATTTGAGGGCATACCCCTCCAAGATGATAGTTTTACCATCTTCCAGCGTCCTAATCTCAAACTGCGTCTGATTGATTCTTCTTTCCCTTTTCCCCATTATCATCACCTCCTTTCAGTGTTCCGCTCTTCGCTTTTGCTAATTGCAAATCTTTCAGAACGGTAATGTCTGTATAATTGAGCGATGCGAGATGAATATCACCAACGTCGCCTATACATTCCATTTCTTCCATGTCACGGATCTCATTAAGCGTATAAATACCGGCATAGAGCATGTCTTTGTAGTATTCAGCCCTTGCTTTACTATCGCCTCTGAGTTCAGCCGCGGCGTTGAATTTCACATAATAGTTTTCTCTTTCCGGTTCGGTGAACAGCTTATAATTGATTTCCTGTTCCCATGACGTGAATATCGGAAGAAGCGTTGTTTTTATGTAATCGAGGCTCATTGCTTCGGCGTTAGCATACGTCGCACGATCCAGCTGTGCCAGTTTATGCGGCGGTATTCTGTACACCTTGGCGACTTCGTTAATCCCGAATTTCTGTGTTTCGATGAACTGCGCCTGATCAAGCTGCATGCCAAGCGACTTATACTCCATTCCCAAGTCGAGAACTGCTACTCGTCCGGCATTATCTATACCGCCGTTGATTTTTTCCCATTCCTGTCGGAGTTTCTTTTTCGCTTCCGGATTGATTTTCGATGCCGCCTGCAATACTCCGTGCGTCAGTGTTCCGTTTTTATAGAACTGACTCTGAAATTTCTTGATTGCATTCTGGCTGTCCAGCTCGTCAATCAACGTCCGCCATTTCGGTACACCAATAAGTCCGTCTTTTGACATTTCATAAAAATGCAAGACATCGTGCGGCTGTAGATTGTACATCGCGCCTTTTGCATCGCTTGTCGTATACGTCAGCGCTCCGGTTACCGCGTTTAATCGGATTGTCGTTTTCGTTGGATCAAGCGGCCATAGTGATTTCGGATAGCCGTCTGTCCCCCATTCTATATAAGCGATAGCGTTTCCGTAAAATCCCATGTGATACTGCAAAGTCCGCTTAAAAGCAAGCGGTGTCATGAGCGGATTCGGCCGTTTATACAGCAGCTTAGCGACCGGGTGTTTCATTCCTTCTGTCTTTTTCCCGCCTGTCCTGAACGTGTGGATCGGCAGTTTACCGATATCGTCGGCTAAAATATTGACGCACGTATAAATGTTGCTGTTTTTACTTGCCGTTGCCGCCGTTACGCCGTCACCGTTAATGGCGGATATCAGCCAGTCCGCGGGGCTAAGCAGTGTACCTGAATCCGTCGGGTTTGAGAAAAGCTGTCTTAAAAGCATTATTTACCACCGCCTTTCTGTGCTTTTGCAAAGATAAACGCTAAAAGCAGGCACTCTATAGCCGCGGTATATACCGCGACTACGGGAGATATCAATACACCGCCGGCAATCATCAGAATGCACCCGACGAACAGGAAAATGTCATCAATCACATATAATATCTTTTTCACATGTCCTCCTTATAAGCTGAAATCGTCACTCAAAATATAATCACTCATATCGTCTTCTTCTGTAATCCGCGCACGTGTAAACGCATTGATTACAGATGCTATCGGGTCAATTCTGTTTGTTGATTTTTCTTTGTCAAGCATGATATTTTCGTTCTGGTCTTTTTTAGTGACCGCGTTACTGATCGCCCAATCGAGTAGCGGATTTTCAAAATGTAAAATGTTTCCCTGATACGCATTTTCTCTAAATGATTTTGTCGGTTCGGATAATGTCATCATTCCCTGCCGGACTTCTACACATGTATACTCCAGTTTTTCAAGTTCTTGCGCATAATAAGTCGCATTATACGGGTCGTAGCAAATTTCTTTAATGTTCAGTCCAAGTTTTTCCGCAGTTTCTATCATCCATTTTGTCATGTAGCGATAATCGACTACCTCTCCTGGATTGACCGTCAGCCAGCCACCATGAGCATAGTAGTCATACGGCACTCTGTCTGTTTTTATCTTTCTCTGCAGCGTTTCTTCCGGAATAAAGCTGTGGCCGATGACGATATACTTCGTCCCGTCATCCTCTTTGACCGGAATAACCAGTCCGATCGACGTCAAATCGACTTTGCTTGATAAGTCCATGCCGACATATGCGTCCAGTCCGTATAAATCGTAGCTTTCTATCCGCCCCCGAGTGTTCCATTTCCCCATATCCATATAAGATGCCCCGGATTGCTGATTCCAGATGTTCATGTTTTTCGTGAGAAATGATGACATTTTTTCTGGTGTCTCAACTGCCACTTTCAACGCGCTCCTTATATTCGCAATGCCCTCCGGATATGTCGCTACAATCGGGTTTGCTTTTATCCAGCATTTTTCGTTTTT